TCTATTCCTTCAGGTGACAATATACCACCAGTTAAAATACCTATTTTTTCAGCAGCAGCTAGTAAATTTCCTGACTCTATATCAACGATAACTTCAGGTGTTAATACATCACCAGTACTAATACCCGCTATTAACTCAGGCTTTAAGCAGCTTGTTTTTGTTCTATCAAGCGTTAGATTTTTATCAATCACTAGCAATCACCCAAAGGCGTTAGTCCAACAATGGGCCTTGATGGCATTAATATGCCTGTGGTTATATCAGATTTAGAGCTTGCCGCTAATAAATTACCCGTAACGATATCTTCTTTATCTGTTGCTGATAGTAATGATCCAGTAACGATATCTTGCTTTGCTATTGGTGCAAGCGTATCGCCTGTTACGATGTCTACCTTTACTTCAGATAGTAATAGGTCGCCCGTTTGAATTGGACTTGTATCTAATGGAACTAAGCAAATCGTAGCCATTTTCTAGCCTCCTGTGTTTAATACTATGCCATCACCAACAGCATCATTTATGCCACCAATAAGGCTTTCAATTTGACCGCGTGAGAATGTTGAACCCTCGCTTCCAACTATATCTATACTAACATTAGTTTGATTTTGTTGCGATGAACTACTGCCAGAAGTGTTAACTGTTGGCAATCCTCCGCTGAATGAAACTGGAGTAGATGCAGACCCAAACGACTGGCTTTTTATTTGGTTTATCATTGTGCCAGTTTTTAGCAATGATGCTCCAGCATAAGCGGCAGCGACAACGGGTGCCCAAGGACCACCAGTAGACATTCCAGCATCCCAGGCAGCAACAGCGGCATCTATACCTTTAATTGATGCGTTAGCTATTGCAGCCGCCTTCCCTATCTTAAATGCCTTCCTGCTTCCTGAATTCATTAGAGATGCAAGATCGTTAAACATTGTACTCATTGCGGCTTTTTTAGCTGCGGCCTCTGCCTGTGCTAATTTAATTCTAGCTTCAGCGGCTTTGCGTTCTTCTTCAGTAATTATAGCTTGCTTCTCGATAACTAATTCTATTTCATCATCGGTAGGGGTCATTGATCCAACCAGTGATTCAGCAACGGCAGCACTCGCGGCCTCAGCCTCAGCAACCCACTGCACCAAGGCTTCAGAAGGCAAAGGCTCCATCATTTTTTCGCGTAGCTGGTCAATAGCACCATCTAAAGCAGTTGACGCAGTAGCAGCAAGACTATCCGCAAAAGCCTTACCTTCACTATCCGTAATTAATATTTGATCAATATCAATGCCAGGTATTTTATTTGCTAAGTCTATCAGTGAATTTAAGTCAGTAGATGTTTGTTTAACTATTTTATCAATAGCAACGAAAACACCTTGCCATATTTTTATAATGCCTAAGCCTACAGTTCTAAAAGCAATTTCTAATCCTGAAGCTATGATACTAATACCGTGTAAACCATCAGCAAATACACCAATGACACCAATAGCCCCGCTAAAAGTATCGTTTATAGCCTCTGAAAACCCTTTGGAATTCTTAGCCCCATCAATAAACTGATTAGAAACAGCCTCCAAAATAGGACTTAACTTAACAGTTAGCTTGTTAGCTAAGCCTGTTGTTACTTGTCCAGCCTTAAAGATCGCATCATTAGCCTGCTCAACCTTCGAAGTGTCGATACGAGTTAATGACACCCCCATGTCGTTTAGCGATTGCACAGTGGGGTCTAAACCTTCTTTCTTAAGTTGATCTAACATCTTAAGCATTCTAGTACCGTTACGACCGAACACATCATTGGCAATAGAAGCTTTTACAACTTGGTTCTCAACGCCAGATAAAGCTTTAGCTAAAACTTCCATCTGTTCTTCAGGCTTTAACTTGATTATATCTTGTACATTTACGCCTAAATCTGCCAAAGCGTCAGCACTAGCACCGCCCAAACGAGCAGCAGCACCTAGATTTCTTTGCATACGCTCAAGAGATCTATTTACCATTTCGTTTGAAGTGCCGGTTAATTCACCGATATGCTGGAGTGCTTGGAGTTTTTCTTGTTGAATATCTAGCGCATCAGATGTTTTAGCAAGTGAATCCAACACACTTAATTGTGACTTAACTATCGCAGAGGCACCAACAGCAACAGCGGCAGCAGCGGCAGCACTCCACTTTCCTATCTGATTCATTCCAATGCGAGTTTTATTCAATCCTTTTTCAAAGCCTGAATAATCCGCCCCTATTTTTACTTTTATTCCGCCGACTGTTGCGCTACCTGCCATTTTTCTTCTGCCTCTTCTAGCATTTCTGTTAATCGTTCGGTTTGATCTTCTGACATTCCACCGATGTTTTTAGGAGGTAATTTTGCTTCGTATATCAACCAGAATTCAGTAGGTGACATCTCCCAAAAATCAGAGGGAGATATACCCCAATTACCAACAGCTACTTTATAGAAGGAAGCCCAATCACAATCTGGCTCTATTTGTGATCGGCTTTCTTTTTTGCGTCTTCATCCTCTGGCCTTTCAGGAAAACAACAAGCCAAAGCAGCAGCGGCAGCGGTCATGATTTCAGTCTGGTTTAGCTTTGAGCCAACATCCATGCCCATCATTGAACCGTAAACCTCATCGTCTGAGACATCACATCCACCAGAGCGCAATAGATTGCCATACATCACAGCTAAGTGAGATAAAACTATATCACCTGTTTGTAACTTCATGGCTAAGGGGGCGAGGCTAACAGTTTGTTCAATCTTATTGATTAAGCGCATTGTTACTTTAGTGGTGTATTCCTTGCCACCCCATGATATTTCTGTGTTGGGAAAAATAATCATTGGGTTATGCTCCTGGTGTAAATGTATATGCGCCTGAACTTTGGAATGCAGCATCAAAAGTAAATGCTGTTGCTGACTCGCCTGTTTGACTTAGTGTCGAAAAGAACCCGTCAAAAACTACAACTGAACCATCAGTATACGTTAATGTAAATGCGTATATTTTGCTTGCATTAGCAATACATGAGCGCATCAACTCTAAATTCTTTGTTATACCCGATATAGAAAGATCTAACGTAGACATTCCAGATTGAGCCATTAATTCACGATAACCAGAACTATCATCGCTAGAAACATCAACAGCTTCGTTAGCAATAGATAAACCTTTGGTTGTCACACCTGCGATTGGTTGCCCTGCAATAGTTAATACTGCTTCACGACCTAAAATTCCTGCACCTACACTCATACTGTACCCCTTAACATTGACCTAAAATAAATTCGTTTTTTTCTGCAAAGTTATCTCTAAACCTTTGCACCCCATGATAAGTCGTCCCGTCTGTATCCATAAAACAATCTGAATACTCGTAACTCATACCAGGATTACCATAAGCCCCTATATCGAAGCTGCTACGTTGTAATATATCATATATTTCACCTTGTATCACTTTTACGATACTACGACCTCTTGAACCGCTATCGCCTTCTGGTCTATGCCATACGTGAATATTAACAGTGGCTTCAAAACCGTTCCTATCATCAGTTGACCAATCAACAAAATTATCCTCACCTATTACCACGTAAGGATACTCAGTATTCTGTGGTACATGGTCATATACTGGTGCGCTAATCACATCATTAAGCGCAAGATAAACAGCTTTTTGTAAATCTAACTCAAACATTATGTTCGTTCTCCGCTATTGATTTATTAACCGCACCAATTTGCAGTTTAATTATATCATCAGACTTCTTATTTAAAGAAGGTATTAGCCACGGCCTTTCTTTCATGTCTTTAGTGCCAAACTCTAAATATTTGCCGTACTCTAATGAAGTGCCAACATAAACACCATCATCAGTAATCTCAGTGTTGATACTTGATACTAATCTACCTGTGTCGGTATTTGGTGACTCGTTTGGCCCTGATGCTTGATGTTCATAGCTGCCACCACCACTTCTGTATCTTGTTACCGTGCTACCTGGTGATCTTTCTTGTATTGAACGCTTTGCTTCACCTTCAACAAGCTTTCCCCCAGCAACATAAGCAGACTTAGAGTTTCGCCCAGCATCACGCTCTAACGCCTTTAATGTAGCGTTAAGCTTGTCAAGACCAACAACAGTAACAGCGCTCAAATAGCCACACCTTCTTCACAAGATAACTCAATCCAACGATTCATTTCTTCCAAGTTTCTAACGGCTCTAATTTGCATTAATCGACCATTAAAATTAACCCTGTCAACCGTCAAAATATCGTCAGTGTAACGAATAATAACAGTGTGAGTTAATGGAGATTCCAACTGCATACCATAAACACGCTCACGGCCTGACTTTGGCTTAACTTGCGCCTTCATAGATTTATGAGTAACCCAAGTAATATCTTGACCACCTGAATCATTCTTAACTTTAACTTGTCGCTGTATGATAATCGGATGCCTAAGCATTCCAGCGGTTATGTCACAACATTTCATAGTGTAAGTATCATCACGTCGGATGCCCACATTGTTTTAGCGCCTGATTGCTGCGCGGCTGTTGATACATCACACGCGCCACGATGATCAAACAAGTATGCAGTTAATAATTGAATACCTGTAAGCGCATTTGATGGAATATCTTCACTATTCGCATATCCTGCATCGTAATTAATCACAATAGGGCATGCTAAGGTTTGTTCCAACATTAACCTTGCTGGCTCAGAGTTTAAATCATACGTGTAATCAGTACCATCAACCAAGACTTCACTATCAACAGTAATCGATGCGATATTATCAACGGGCCACACTGGAAAGGTTATCCACCAATCTTGATTAGAGTGCATAGCACCTAAACCACCAAAAGAAGCTTGTCTTTCAGGGTAGCGATCATATCTAAGCGTATAGTTACGAATTAATAACTCTTTGTTCGTGTAATCAATATAAAACTTACACGACGCAACCAATAAGCCATCAATTAACACTTCATCAGCAACGGTTAACGGCATCGGCAAGCCTAGAAAGTTTGCCATATCAGAAGTAGAAATAGGGCTGATTATATTATCAGCCGTACGATTACTTTTTTGATTTGGTTGAGTTCTTTGATTTCCGTTCGTTGTTGTCGCTGTGTAATAACTCATCTTTTACAACCTTTGTTTCGTTTGGTTCAACAATTTTAGCTTCTCGAATCAATCCACGCTTTAATCTATCCGCGTTATAAATTAAATTCTTTGGTACTTTATCGCCAGCTTTAAAGGTTTGGCTACCCGTTGTGAATCCCATTACTGCAATATACATTTTAAACACCTATTCGCTTTTTGTTTATTATATCACTAATAAGTAAATAAATTAACAAGCAATAAAAAGCCCCCAATAAAGGAGGCTTTTTATTTAACGTTAGCTATTAAGCAGCTGCAGTCAATGTACCTTTACAGAATGCTTTAGGTAGTTCAATTGCAAATGCTGCGCGTTCTTCTGCAAGAATCGTGATAGCATTTTTAACAAAATCAGTACCGTTACTTTCACTGATACGAACATTCTTCTGTTCACGGTCGTACAATGTAGCGCCCATAGTCCAATCACCTAAGATGAATGAACCTTGTGGCATAGCATTAGTAACAACCACTGGAACACGCCATAAACGCATCTCTGCACCGTCTGGAACTGAAGCCCAGATAAAGTGACCGTCTGAACCTGTAGATACTTCGATTGTTTCCCAGTCAGCAGGGTTTAAAACAATACCGTTGATATTGTAGTATTCAAACAATTGGCACTGTGTAATTGCTTTACGGATATGCTCTAACCAAACAGTACCAGACTCAGCAGCAGAAGCACCAACAGTTGAAACGTCAGCATCCACTAAAAGACCTGTAAAGTTTTGCCCTGTACCGTCACCAGATAGTAACTGCGCATCAAACAATAAATCTAATCCATACATTAAGCGACCATCAATATAACTACGTAGACGGTTAACATCTGCAAGAATTTGACGTGAAGCTTGCAACCAGTGAGCTTGAGTTTCAACTTTATACGTTTCTAAAGTAAATGTGATGTCAGATTCAGCTTTGGTAATTAACTCGCCTGCCTGTGGTGCAGCACTGTTTGTGAATACGTTTTCACGCATGATTTCAACAGCACTATCCATTGTCGGCACATGATTAACTAAATCACGGATGAACATTGGGCGGTTAGGGTTTTTAAAGATAGTAGGTACACGCATTTGATCTGTTAATGCGCCAGCACTGCCAGCTCCGTCACTAATTGCTTTCTGCTCTACTGGGACTGAGTTACCACGGGTAGTTGACTTAACTTCCTGGTAAGTTTCAGACTCGACATAACATTGACCTAAAGATTTACGTACCGCATTAGCTGTTTGGCTAGGGCGTTTTGATTTTACTTCAAGGTCAGTTAATCGAGTTTCTAGATCTTGAGCAGATTTAACAACACTATCTAAGCCTTGTTCGGCTTTGAATACGCGGTCGTTAGTCTCTTTAGATGCAGCACCCTTTGACTTGATTTCTTCTTGCATTGTAGTCAATGCGCTTTTAAGCTCGTTTGAAGTTGATTCAAATGCGCTTTTAATTTCTTTAATTTCTTCAGACATAATAGTTACCTATTTAAAATTTAATTGTTTTGGCAAAGTCGCCAAGTGATTTTAGCGTATTACTACACTCGTCAAGTAGCGGCTTAGCTTCGTTATGAGTGTTTATCAACGGCTCATCAGTCTGCATAAGTGCTTTCAATGAATCAAGCAGGTGCTTTAATTCGTTTGAATCTGTTACGTGCAAGCCTTTAGTTTTAGCGATCATTGCCTGCTCGTTAAATGTTGCCATGCTTTTTATGAATGCGTTCTCATTAGCTGGAAAGGTTACTGGGCTAAATTCATAAAGCTTAGTTTCGAATATATTTCTAACACCTTGATCATCATAATTCGATTTATTCTGAGGTATTGAGAAACCTATACTCATACGGTTTACAACT